TGACAATCCAAGCGTCTTCGATGTCACCGGTATGTTCTTCCATAAACTGGTCGAACTGTTCAACTGGAATATCGTAGCCACAGCAGCAATCCCAAACGGCATCACGTACGGTACCAATCCAGTCTTCGTAGTCTGTTCCAGTATATTCGCCGCCAACAGTAATTTTAAGTGGTCTTCCGTCATAACGGTCACCATCGGTGTCATTATCATAATCGCCGACGGTATTCATAGTTTCTACGATATAACCCTTCTTCTTTAAAATTTCAAGTGCTTCATTCTGTTTCATAAAAACCTCTGTATTATTTATAGATAAAATCTGTATTCAATAATCCCAGAGGATGTTCTTCTGTTGATTTTACAAATACTTCTCTAATATAATCTGGCTGGTCTTCTATCTTTTCTACTCCGAATTTAAGCTTTAATTCAAGTCTTAAACTTTCAGCCAATGAAAATGCGTCAATAATATCAGAAGTAGGAGGTGTACCTTTCTTACCGTTTTTAACCGGCGGAAGGTCTGAAATATTCAAAAGAATATTACCATAACTCTTCTTTTCGTTTCGCTCGACTACTTCGTTTTTCATTCTGATTTTATCGGCTTTACCATAGCCAGTAAATATCTTCTTATTCTGGTTTGGCGGATAAAATCGTAATTTTTTGCCCTGTCTGAATAACTCCTGTTTAATATAACCTTCATATTCGGCAAGGTCAAAAACCTTACCATTTTGTCCTCGAGAAATAGCGTATGCTTCTACTCCGATATACTCGCAATCCTTACACCAGTCAAGAATCTTATTCTGAAGAGCTGTGTAACGTTGGTACGTATTACGGTAATCTTCATATCGATAAAGCTCGATACCTTCTAATATAGCATTTTTTTGAACTGTTGTAAACCCATGACGTTCAAGGTTCACAATATCAAATTTATCGTCCAATTCTTCAATAATAATTCCACTACTTGTCACAGACAAGTCGAGTCCGGCTATTTTCATATCACCTCACAATTTGCTTAACTGAATATTTATATAAATAAGAAAGAGGTTAAAAATGAAAAGAATTATCGAATCTGCAGCTGATCTAGAACCGGAGGTTATCCGTCAGGTCAAAGAATATATTGAACATTGTAAGAAGTTTGACGCTCCTTGCACTACCGGTGAATGTATTCAGTACATTGCCGATAATGTTTATAGCACCTACGAAGAAATCGAAGATGAATTCGGTGCACTCATTACCGACATGATGCATATCTTCACCCGTAATGAACCATCTGTACAGGATAGACTTCAGAATGACGATGACTTCGACTACGAAGCCGAACTTCAAGCTGAATCTGTTAATGGTAAGGGAAAATTCAGAAAGTGCAAAAAGTGTGGTCAAGTCATTACCGGAAAGGATGACTGTGATTTTACCAATAAGAAAGAATGCATCTGCTCTGCATGTGCAAAGAAACAGGATAAGCAACGTTCACACGGAAACAAATTCTTGGAAGCTAAGGCATTCCTTGAACGACACGGATATGAACTAGTAAAGTAATCGGTTAATTCCGAAAATTTAAAGGGAACACCGTTTGGTGTTCCTTTTTTCAATTATAAATATAGCATGGGATTATTAAACATTTATAGCTATAATAAAACGATTAGACCACACATGTCATATCGTTTTAAGGTTACATTCTTCTATAATAAAGGTGCAGAAGAAATTGAATCTTTAAGCTATTATGTAAAATCCGTTGAGCTTCCGGTTTGGAATATAAGTACAGAAAATAGACTTAGATTTGGTAATACCCAATATGTAATCCCAACATTTGATTTTGGTCAGTCTACATTGAAAATTGTTTTTATGGAAACTGACAATATGAGCATATCGTATTTTCTTAATGGTTTTTTATTTAATAATATAGAAAATACAGATATGGAAATGAATCTATGGAATAACTGCGCTCCAGGAATATTAAAGATAAAAATTGATGAACTTGAACCATCAATGCGTGGAACAGTTATTTCAAACATTTATGCATGTCATTTAAAAAGACTTAGTACACCAAAATTTGGAAATACAAGTTTAGGTACTCCAGTTGAAATAGAAGCTGAATTTGTAGTACGTTACAAATTGAATTCTATTACCACCGAAATTGGAGCCGAACCGCGTGAAATTAAAGAACCTGAAACATTACAGGATGATATTCTTGCTGGTAGAGTACAAGAAGAATTGAATAAAAATTTGATAGAACAGAAAAGTAAAGCTGCTGCACTTACTGTTCGTCAACGTTTGTTAACTGAGGCAGAAATAGAAAAGATTAAGAAAATGCGTCTTGGTCAGATGGATAAGGCCAAAGGTGTTGCTGCTGCACGTAGATATACAAAGCTCGAAAATGCCAGAAAGGATGCCGATAAAGACGGTAGAATTGTCGATAAGGCAACTGGTAATGTTTACTTTGTAACAGCTGAAGAAAAAACAAAATATATTAAGAAAAAACAAGCTGAAGCAGAAAAGCAGATGAAGAATATTAAAGCAGCTCAGGCTTATGTGTATGATAATTTTGGAATTGACTTGACTAAGGTTAAGTCTGTAGAAGAAATCCAAGGTATGGCAGAACTTCAAAATCTGTCTTATGAAGACCAGAAAGAACTTGGTAAAATTGTTCGTGCATTAGTTGAAGAAACAGATAAGCTTCAGGCAACAAAACAAGAACTTTGGAAGTCTAAGCAGTCTACTGTTGTTGAACTCAACTCTGATGCGGCACATGCAAATTACATGGGCAGTTGGGATCCAAATGATAAGACCTTTGCTGATAAATATAATGAAGCAAGACGTGAAGTTGAAGCAATAGAACAGCGTGAAGCCTTATTACAAAAAGCTAATGATATTAGTCAGTCTAATATGAGTGAAAGAGAAAAGGCCGCATATCTTGAAGAATTGCAGAAACAAATTAGTGAAATTGATGCAAGTTTAGCTAAAAATAACGGTATTAATACTGGTGTTACTGCTGGTGGTGAAGCTAGAGCTGCAAATGCTACCGGTACAAATGCTCAGGGTAGTAACACCTATCGTGGCGGTAAGGGTTCTGTTGAATTTAATGCGCAGACTACAAGTTATGATGATGGTACAACCATGACTGTTCTCGACGTTACTAATACAAGTATGAGAGGCAGCAGTTATAAAGCATTCCATCAGGATAATTCTGGTGAAGGCCAAGCAAATAGAGATGTAACTATTGTCTTGCATAGACAAGCTGGTTCTGGTAAGAGTTATACTCAGAATGTCGGTCAGGCAGCACATGATAGTATTTCTACCGGTGCCGCAATTTACATTGACGATAACGGAAATATCGTTGCAAATATGGACCGTATTCGTCAGTTAGGTTCTACTGCTGCACAGGGTAAAGATACTAGAGACGCAATCGCTATTGAAATTTCAGGTGCTGTTGACATTAGAAAAGGTTCTGATGGTAAATACTATGCACGTACCGTTACCGGAAAGAAATCTGGTGGTTCAGATGTTATCTTTAAGGAAATTTCTGAAACTGAAGCTAAACAGTATGGTTTGTATGAATATGACGAAAGTAACTCCAATGCTGATCTTATGTATTCTGTTAACAAAGCAAAGCAAGGCACAAAGAAAGCAGTAGATGCAAATGGAAATATTGTAAATGTTACATTTACAAATGTTTATGCTCAGGGATATTCTCAGGCTCAACTTGATGCACTTCAGAAAGTTGGTGAATTGTTACGTAGTCAGGGTATCAATGCTACTGGAGCAGTTTCTCATGGTATGATTGATAGAGCTTCTGCAAAAACTGAAGGTAACTATATAACTAACCAGCAAGGTATGAAGGCTTTGGGCTTCGGTTAATATATAAATATAATGTTAATTTAATTATGAGGTGAAAAATGGCTTCTAAATCAGAACCAATAGATTTATCAAATTTGAACAATAATAATCTTGGAGAAGTATTGGCACAGTTGCAGAATACTATTCCGAATAACGCAGTATTGCTGGATAAGACTCTTCTTCCGTCTCGTGGTAAATACTATCCCGATGACATTTATGTAAGAAAGCTATCCACGCTTAATGTCAAGAATCTTGCAAGTATTGATGAAAAGAACATCATGAGCGTTATCAATAACGTTCTTAAGTCGTGTATTTTTAATATCAATACAAATAATATTCTTGTAGGTGATAAGATTTGGCTTATCTTCTATCTTCGTGCCTATACGTATAACGATATTCCTTTTAAGCTTCGTGGAAAGTGTGAAGAATGTGAATCTATCATTTCTTTTGATTACCAGCTTAAAAATTTGAAAGTTCAGTATCTTGATAAGGAACTTCCGGAATTCTTTAACGTTGGTAAAGACAAGGTTAAGGTACAATTCCCGACAATTTCTACAGAAACAGAAATCAATAAGCTCAAGACTAATGAACAGGTCGTTGAAGACTTGCTTCCGGATGTTCTCGATATGGCTTCGTATTTCACTGAGCTCAATGGCAAGCCGTTGACATTGATTCAGGCCTATCGTTATATCTTGAATCTTGATGCGGAAGATTTCAGTAATCTCACCAACGAGCTTAATCCGTATATCTTCAGTGCTTATCCTTATGCTGAATTTACTTGCCCGATTTGTGGTGAACAGGTTACACTTCCAATTGCATTCGTGCCTCAGTTCTTCTTGCCTAAGACTGTATAAATAAAGTATGAGCAGTTTTTCAGAATATGTAAACGGACAGGTTAATAAAAGTACGGACGATATGGTTAAACGTACTGTTATTAAGCCTGTTCAAGCTGAAGACACAATAGAAGATACTGTAGCAAAGTGTAATCCTGAAACATGGACAGCACGTGAAATTAATAATGTCAAGTATTTGATTTACAACAAGAAATTTATCAATATAACTGAGCTTAAGCAGAAAATTGCAGATGTTTATAGTGAACGTGGTTATAGTAATTACGGATTCGCAAAGCTTTCTGAAAGGGATCTTGTAAGATATACAAAAGTAAAGAATATTCTTATGGATTCTTTCCTCAGCGAAGTTAGTGATGAACTTGATACTGATTATCTGGCTGGTAAATTTTTTGACAAGGAACTCAAGGACTTTGACTGGAAACCAGAGGAATACTAATGACAAGACCAACAAATAAATTATTGGAAGTCAAGTTGCTGGTGGATAAGTGGGTTATTGAAGAAACACTTTCACGTATTGGAATTGTTGACTATAAAAAGAAAATAATCTATCAGTCATGCCACTTGTTTGAACAGTTTGGAACGTATTATCTTGCGCATTTTAAACAGTTGTTTACTATCAGTACGGACAAGAGCGGTTATCATGGATTTGGTAATGTTTCATTGGAAGATATTGAACGAAGAAACCGAATTGCATATCTTTTAGCACAATGGAATATGATTAAAATCGTAAATCCAGAAGAAATTGAGCCGCACAATGTAAAAGTCGAAATAGTAAAACATGCAGATGTCGACAAGTTTACGAAAGTTAAAAAATTCCATACAAGCAACTTAATAAATTCATTCGAATAACAAAAACCCGGATCAAAAATCCGGGTTTATAAATATAGAAGCAACTGTAAAAGGTAAACTATGAAAATATTATGCGGTGATGAATTTAAAACTTTCCAGGGCTTTAAGAAAAAGCTTGCAAAAACTGTACTTATCGAATTTGATAACACTACATTAAAATGCTCTGTTGACCATAAGTTAAAAACAAAAAATGGATTTGTGGAAGCAAATGATTTAACTATTGGTCAAGAAGTTGAAAATACTGAATTCGGAAAAAGCATTGTAAAGAATATTATAGAATTAAACGATGTGCAGACAGTTATTACTCCCGTAGAAGTTGAAGGAAAAGAATATTCAACTCCGAACGGCTTGATAAATCATAACTGTAGTTTCATCGGTTCTTCTCAGACACTTATTGACCCAAACGTTCTTAGTGATTTGATGCAGAAAGAACCGATAGATTATCTCTATGATTTGGACATGTGCATTTATGAAAAACCAATTCCTGGTGTACTCTACGTTATGGGCGTTGACTGCGCGACTGGTGTCGGCGGTGACTATGCTGCAATTCAAGTTATCAAAATTAACGGAAGAACAGACATGGAATTGGTCTGTACTTACATGTCAAATACAGTTACTCCTGGAAAATTCGCACGCATTATTGACCAGACTTCCAAGATGTATAACAACGCTTATTACATTCTTGAAAACAATGACGTTGGTCGTCAGGTTTCTGAAGAACTCTGGTATGTTCTCGAAAATACGAATTTGATTAATACTGACAAGCATGGCCTTGGAACTCGCGCTGATAAGAAATCCAAACTTGATGCTTGTATGGAAACAAAGCGTCTTATTGACTCACGAATCCTTAAAGTTTATGACGCCAATACGATTGCTCAGCTTTCCCGTTTTGAAGAAGTTTCCCCGAACGTTTTTAAGGGTGCAAAGGGAACTCATGATGACCTTGTTTCCAGTCTCTATTGGGGTGTTTATGCAACCTTACAGCCGGAAATTGACCTTGATAGTTGTAAGACAGTTCAGCTTGTCGATAATGGCGATAAGACTATCGATATGATGGTTGAAGAAACTTCGAATGAAGATAACGATAATTGGTTATGGAGTGATTTTAAATAATGAATCCGTCACAATATTCATATGATAAGTATAATTATTGGAATATTCCATTAAGTGAATTACCTACACGTGGAAGATTTTATCCAAAAGACGCAATTATAAAAATGCGAAGCATGTCTGTTTTGGATGTGAAGTTTCTTGCTACATATCGTCCTGAATTGGCAACAGAAGTATGTAATGAACTTCTGTTTAAATGTTCCTATCTTGAGAATATTCGATTAGAAGATCTTTATCTTCCTGACCGTATTTATCTAATTTTCTGGATTAGAAATAACAGTTTCACTAATGGAAGTAGTTATGTATTCGACATTAAAGAATGTCCGCATTGCAAAAATCCATATAAGGCAGAAGTGAAGCTTTCTGACTTTCAGATTAAATATCTGGATAACGATTTTATAAAGACTGTTCATCTTTCTGACTATAATGTTGAAATGCCTATTACTATTCCAAAGTTTGCCGATTCTCTTTATAAGCCTAAATCATATATCGAAGAGATGGCATTATGGATAGACCTGAATATTTCATATAATGAAAAATGCAGTTTGGTTGAAAACATGTCAGGTCTTGATTCTTCTGAACTTTATAATGTTGTCAAGAATAATTTTTGTGGTTTTGAAGAAGACTTCCAGATTCATTGTCCACATTGCGGTGGAACAACCCCTGTTAAAATTGCCTTGACTGACGATAATCTTTTCACATTTGTCCCATTGCCAAATGTTCTTGAACGTATTGCACGTATCTGTAAATATGCACATCTTCAAATTACAAATGACTGGTCATGGCCAGAAGTTGAAGTGATGGAACAGGTTATCAATAAGATTTACAAGGAAGAAGAAGCTGAAATGAATAAGAATAATCAGTCACTTCATAACCAAATTCCGCCAAATATAATGCATCAGTAATAAAAATTCAGAATAAAATATCCAATTGTAAAAATTTTTTTACAATTAAAGCTATATTTTAAATATTAAAATACAATATTAATATTGTATTTTAATTTTTATTTGCAGAGGAAATATGAAAGAACAACAGGAAGGTTATATATCAAATGAATATCTGCGAGATTTGATTATACGATACAATAGAAAAAACATTGACGATACCGGAAACTGGTGTGGTCCCTATCGCAGTAAGTTAAATAATAAGTATGCTAAGGCTAAGGAAGAACGACCGATTATCATGAAGAAGCTTGAATCAGGTAATCTTCCAGAAAAAGAAGAAAAAGAACTTAAAAAGAAACTTAGCAAGTTAATGACAGAAGAACAGTATCAGGCGAGTCTTAACTTTATCACGAAGAAAGAAAAGTACATTCCAGAATTACGTGAAATGTACATGAAGTTGAGTCCTGAAGAACGCCGTCATTACAATTACGAACTTGACATGATTAAGAAAGAAATCTGTGAAGCGTTTATGAAGGTTATTAATGGTCGTATTATTTCTTTTAAGCTCGTAACTACTAAGGACCGTGAAGATATTGAAGACATCCGTCAAGAATGCTTAATGACTCTTTTCACCTACATAAATAGATATGATGAAGATAGAGATACGAGTGCATTTGCTTTCGTAACACAGCTTATCAGTAACGCTATTATTCTCTATATTAATCAGCTTAATGAAAGAAAAGAAAAAGAAATCCCGGGTCTTGATTTTTATGAAAATCTTAACACGGTCGATGATTATAGAGGTGAAGAAGAATAATGTTAAATGCTCATACTGAAAATTCAGATGGAAAAAACATTGCCTTAATTTTTTGTAAAGATAATTCTGGTTGCAGCCATGTAAGGCTCAGATATAATTGTGAATACATTAATGGTCATAACATGGGAGTATATCCGGTAGTTCTGCCGTTCCCGACATTTGACCCAGGTTATCTTGCTCGTGCCAAGGCTCTTGTTTTCCAGCGTCCGATTAATCCGATTGATATTCAAGTTATCACTCGTTATAAGGAATTACAACCGCGATTCAATTATAAGATTGTTGCTGAATTTGATGACCTTGTATTCCTTACTGGTGAAGGAAAGGATGATGCGGTTCCGTCTTATAATCCTGGTCATGATGGTTTCATGTCCAATATCGGACAGATTATGGAAATCATGAAAACTGTGCTTCCTATGGTTGACCAGGTTATTTGCTCTACCCCGTATCTGAAGAAAATGATTGAAAAGGTTTTCAGTCATAATAATGTTAAGGTTGTTAAGAACGTAGTTCCACGTTATCTTTGGAATTTTGAACGCAAGAAACCTATTACTGAAGATCTTAAGAAACCGGTAGTAATTTATTCTGGAAGTCCTACACATTTTCGTACTCCGATTCCTACCCTTAAGCCTGGTCAAAATCCAGCATTTCCAAACGGACATCCTGGACAGCCGGGCGATAAGGGTGACTGGAATACGGCACTTACCGATTGGGTAATCAAAAACGTCAAGGAAGACAAGATTGATTTCATTATTGTTGGTTCATTGCCGTTCTTCTTTGAACCTATCAAAAATAAGATAACATACGTTCCATGGTCTGACTCGCATACCTTCCCGAGAAAGTTCATGGAATTGCATGCAGATTTCAGTATTGCTTCCATTGTTGACAACCCGTTCAACAAGTGCAAGTCATCACTTAGATTCATAGAAGCTTGTGCATGTGGATGTGTATTTATCGGCGATATTTTCAAGAATAACGACGATAGTCCATATCGCGAGATTCATAATGAATGTAAGTTCTATGATACTTCCAGTGTCGAAGAGATAGATACGATGTTCTGGAAACTCTGCAAAAAAGATAAGTATAACGAGGTTCTTAATTGGCAATATGATTTCATCAATAACAGTGAATGCTGGTTGGAATCTGACGGTCACATTAACGAAATGCTTTGCATTTTCGATAGCAAGTCCCCGAATATTATTTAAAAATCCAGAAAAAATCTATCACTGTATGGCTAATGTTTTTTAACATTAGCTATATTTATTTGCAAAATTAAAAAGGAATATTCTATGAGATTAACACTTTCAAACGGCCGAACTTTTATCATCAAGGTTCGTTATCGTACAGAAGACAAAGCAAAAATCCAGGAAGACGAGTATCACCGCAAGGTTACTACTACTTGGAAGGAACACAATACCGTCGTTGCTATCGACGAAATGAAAGATCGTGTAAATACAGCCTGTGTATATAAGGGCTATGCTTATTGTTCTTATAAGGACAACTTCAGCAAAAAGACCGGACGTGAAATTGCTTATTACAATGCAGTTACAGCGATGTTGCGTGACGGTGTAATTACTGAAGAAGAAAGTTATGAAATGGATAATTTTGCATTGAATACCTGGGTCCAGGACAATACTAAAAAAGAAGAAACTACAACAGAAGATACCCAAAAGGAGTAATAAATAATGAGCGATATTAAGTTCAAAGCAGTAATGACAAAGTTCCAGCCGATTATCAAGAAGGAAGCAGTTATCGTTTCTTTCCAGCTTAAGGTTACGGAAGATTCATCAATTCGTACATTCCCGCAGCAGTTCCGCGATCAGATTGACTTGATGAGTCTCTTCGCTTCCAATGCTACACAGGATGTCTGGCTCAAGGCTTCTATTCCGCTCGCTGATTATCGTATGAAGTACGAAATGACTTTCGACCAGTATGTTTTCGACGTTCGTCTCGACCATATCGATACTACTCGTAAGGAAGCTAAGGATGGAACCTGGTCTACTGAATATAATCTTTCCTTCATCAAGGAACTTGATAAGGATCTCGATACCAACCTCAGTTCTCTTCTGAAGTATAAGGCTATCGACCCGGAAACTGGTAAGAAGGTTACAGTTCAGTTTGATACTACGCTTGTCGAAAAGAATTAATAAGAGGAAAATAAATGTCAAAGGAAATGAAATTCGATACAGAAGCACGTGAAAAGCTTCTGAATGGTATTAGTAAGTTGACCAAGGCCGTTGCTACTACGCTCGGTCCTGCTGGTCGAAACGTTATGATTGCAACTGGTGCTCGTCCAGTTGTGACCAAGGATGGTGTGTCTGTTGCTCGTTCTATTGATTTGCCGGATCCGTTCGAAAACCAGGGTGCACAGCTCGTTAAGGACGTTGCTTCCAAGACCAATGAGATTGCCGGAGATGGCACGACAACTTCATCCATTCTTTCGCTCGCAATCGCTCGTGAAGGCCTTAAAAACGTTACCGCTGGTGCAAACCCGATTGAACTTAAAAAGGGCATGGACGCAGCTGTAGACGCGATTATTAACGAAGTCGAAAAGAACGCCATCAAGGTCACTGACAAGAAGGCTATTGCTCAGGTTGGTACTATTTCCGCCAACGGTGATGAAGAAATCGGTAATCTCCTTGCTGACGCTATGGAAAAGGTCGGAAACGATGGTGTTATTACTATTGAAGAATCTCGTACCGCTGACACAGTTCTCGATGTTGTTGAAGGTATGCAGTTCGGTAACGGCTATCTTTCTCCGTATTTCTCCACGGAAGAAAATATGTCCTGTGTTCTTGAAAATCCGGTTATCCTTATGTACGGTCACAAGATTTCTACAATGAAGGAACTCGTTCCGACTCTCGAATTCTGTGCCCAGAACAACAAGCCACTTCTCATTATTGCTGAAGATGTTGACGGTGAAGCTCTTGCAGCTCTCGTTATCAATAAGATGCGTGGAACTATCAAGGTTGCTGCTGTTAAGGCTCCGGGTTATGGTGATTCCCGTATTAACAACCTTAAGGATATTGCAGTTCTTACCGGCGGTACCTTGGTTAGCGATGAAATCGGTGTTAAGCTCGAAGAAATCGATCCTTCTTATCTCGGTTCTGCAAAGACTGTCAAGATTACCAAGGATTCTACCACTATTATCGAAGGTGCTGGCGATGTTGAAGCGATTAAGGCTCATGTTGCAGGCCTCAAGAATCTTGGTCTTGAAACTGAATCTGATTATGAACGTAGCAAGATTGCAGAACGTGTAGCACGTCTTTCTGGCGGTGTTGCGGTTATCAAGGTCGGTGCTGCCACTGAAGTTGAAATGAAGGAAAAGAAGGACCGCGTTGATGACGCTCTCCATGCTACTAAGGCTGCTGCTCTTGGCGGTATTGTTCCTGGTGGTGGTGTCGCTCTCATCCGTGCCCAGGCTGTTCTTGACAACCTCAAGGTTGAAACAGCTGACCAGAAGACTGGTGTAAATATCATCCGTCGTGCAGTTGAAGAACCGCTCCGTCAGATTGCCCAGAATGCTGGTAAGTCTGCTGACGTTATCGTTAACAAGGTCAAGGAACTCTCCGGTAACGAAGGTTATAACGCTAAAACTGACATTTATGAAAACCTTGTTGATTCCGGTGTTATTGACCCGGCTATCGTTACGGTTACGGCTCTTAAGAATGCTTCTTCTGTTGCTTCCATGGTTATCACTACCGAATGTGTTATCTGTGAGAAGGTAGAAAAAGATTCTTGCTCCTGCCATGCAGGTGCTCCGACAATCGATGGAATGCCGATGATGTAATTTTTGTTATATGAACATAAAAACCCAGGTAGCAATACCTGGGTTTTTTATTATCTGAATTTTTATTAACGAGATGCCTGGAGCTTTTCGTCTTCGTCATCAAGCCAGGATGTATCGAACTTATCGTCGTCATCATCGTCATCCCAGTCATCATTCTTAGGCTGAGACATACGTTTTCTGGCATTATATTCCGCGCGTTCACGATTAGACATGTTCTTGAGCATTTCCCTTTCAACTTCACCGTTATAGCGGTTCATAATCCAGTCCTTAATGAGCTTATAGTTATAAGTCTTAAAGCTGTTGAATATATCGCCAAAACGCTGAACCATGAATGAAGTGCATGCATTATTACTCTTAATGTCGAAAATCTTACGACCTTTGAAAATAACACGCAAGAACTTAGTAAAGATACCCTTGGTCGGACGTTCGGTAATTTCAGCACTGATGACGTTCGGATTCTGCTTAATCTCATCACGGAGAATTTCCAGATTATTACGACCTGCACGCCATTCATCTTCTGCCTTTTTCTTCTTTTCTTCACGAGTAGCCTGATTACGAGCAGACTGACGGTTGAAGATTGACTTATATTCATCGACAGAATAGACGAGTTCCTTTACATATTCCCTGATTTTGTCAAAAATGGACTTTTTTGGGTTTTCAAGGAACTTATTGACCTTATCGTTTTTACTTGTATTATCAAACGGATAGAGAACAGAACGAGTAAACTTGGCCTTGAGTTTCTTGGATAGCTTGAACAGGTTTGTAACAGAAACAACAAATCCGTCATCGGTTTCATCGGCTTCGTAATCCTTGTCATCAAGCATTGAAATATTAAAATTATTGTCAATTTCGGTAGCTGTGTACTGAACAGTTACGAATTTTTGCTCAACTTCTGGCAATTTACAGTCAACTTTGAGTTCAATCGGTAAAATTCCGTCAAACTGGCGGTCCTCGTTGAAATGGAGCTTAGCAACAGGTTCGCTAACTTCCAGATCTTCGGCCAAAAGCATTTCGTAATCGGAGTCAATATCAGCCAATCCGAAAGTTTCTTCCTTATTTTCAAATAATATCATAATTACTCCTAAAATCTTTTTATTATTTATAAATATGACAGGAATAATTCTAAAAGTTCTATAAATAAGATATAAGTTATAATAATTATTATAAGGAGATTACAATGAACTTATTTGAAGCAAAAACAATTCTACAGTCTATCGGCTATACTGTTAAGAAGCCGACAGTTCTCGATGAAGTTGCCGCTATTCTTGAAAGCGCCAAGAATGACCTTCTCACTGAAATGGCTATGAACGCCCCGAAGACCGAAGAAGGTAAGGCTCTTCTCCGCGCCAAGAAGTCTATGGACTCCAAGAAGTCCCGTCCAGGTGCAAGCGGAAGCATGGCTAACGCTCAGGCCTATATCAACGCCTACAATGCTTTGAAGGCTAAGGAAGATGAAATCGACGGTGATGACCTTGACATCCTCAAGGCTTTCGAAGACGACGGTTATCTCGAAGCTGCTGAAAATGATGACATTACCCTCATCCAGAAGAAGAATAAGGGTAACGGTGCCCGTGCCGACAAGGGTGGTAACTTCACTCAGGCTTATGAAGCCGGTAACGTAGAACGTTGCGTTGACTGTCTTC